AACTCAAGGAAATGGATTATTATATTTAAATATATTTCATAGAGTTCTTACGGTAGGAACTGAATTTTAATTAAATGGATATTAGGAAAATTTCGATTGGAGCAGACTATAAGTCTGGAGCAATGCATTACATTGTTGGTCAAGATGTATTAGGAGGAAACTATGGTATTCACTTAATACAACATGATATTTCATCTGAATCGTATAAGATTTGGATTATGAAAAAAGATGAAGTTTTGCTTTGGAAAGAATTTAAATGTACATTGCCAATCTCACTGGAATACAATATAAATTTTTAGTGATTAAATGAAATTAAATGCAATCACCTTACTCGTTTGTCGTAACTCCTTTTAATAATAAAAGATACGATAACATTAAATCTTACGGAGACGTAGATTTTATAATAAGTACTTCAGAAGAAGATCATAGCGCATCAAATAGATATGCTGTTGTAGTTTCTACTCCTATAAATTATACTGGCCCTGTTAAAAAAGGAGATACTCTTTTAGTTCATCATAATGTTTTTAAGTTTTATAATGATATGCAAGGTCGAAGAAAAAGCGGAAAAAGTTTTTTTAAAGACAATTTGTTTTTTGTAGATCCTGATCAGTTTTTTTTATACAAACAAAACGGAGAGTGGAAGGGCTATAATAAATATTGTTTTATAAAACCAGCTCCTGTAAAAACATCTTACATAAAAAAATCAATTACAGAAGAACCTTTATTTGGAACTATTAAATATATTAATGATGAGTTACTAAGCATGGGTTTAAATGTTGGTGATGAAATTTCTTATCAACCAGAAAGCGAATATGAATTTACTGTTGAGGGTGAAAGACTATATAGAATGTTTACTAATAATATAACTTTTGCTTTATGATATATATTGTAGATGATTTTATTGATAAAAACATTTTTACATTAGCCAACAAACACTTAGATAGTAATAAGTTTCAAAAATTAAAAGCTGGAAAAAAAGATTTTCATGTTCAAAATTCTAATAAAGATTTTGATGATTATATAATTTCTAAACTATCATCAATAGAAGATAAAAAAATAACAAACATTTTAAGTTTTTTTAGAGTAGCTACTGATAAATTAGATATTTCTTGGCGTATTCATTCTGATTTAAATATCGATGGACAAAAACCTGATAGAGCTTTAGTTTTATATTTATCTCCAAGAGAAATGGAAGATCTTCATGGAACAGCTTTGTGGGAACATGATATTTATGGTAGAGAGCTACCTGCAAATATAAGTGATGAAGATTATGATAATATGATTGATTTAGATTCTAATAATTTAAATAAATGGAGATTAAGTTCTGTAGTTGGTTATGAAGAGAATAGATTGATTTCTTATCCAGCAAGTTATTTTCACAGTAAATATCCAAATGTATCTTGGAAAGAAGGAAGAAAAGTTTTTGTTATGTTTTATAAAGCATCTAATTATGAATAAAAAAAATAATAAAAAAGACATTAATTGGGATGATAAAATTGATAAATTAAAACTTAAATATAATCGAAATCAAGATGGATATAAAAAACATAAAAAAAGAGATTATAAAAGCTGGTGAATTAGCTGTTCATCAATTGATTAAAGTAGCAAAAGCAGATATTATTAAATACGATAGCGAAGACGATCTTGCTGCTGATAAATTAAAAAATGCAGCTGCTACTAAAAAATTAGCAATATTTGATGCGTTTGAAATACTAAAAAGAATACAAGAGGAGAAAGATTTATTAGATGGAGTTGATACTAAAATAAATAATACACCAAAGGGATTTGCAGAATCAAGATCAAAATAGATTATATATTGAACTTTTAAATATAGTTCCTAAAAATGTTTTGTCAATAAAAAACAGAGCTAAGACTTGGACTTATGGATACAATGAAAAATACAATTTTGTTGTTATTTCACGCACAGGTCAAATTGATCAAATAATAAACATACAGGGATTAAACATTGCCCTTCCTAAAATATCTAAAGAAGTATATAAAAGGTCTGAAAAAAAAGACGAACAATACTGGGAAGCGAAAATTATACCAAAACAATTACTAAAAATAAAATCCATATTTCAATGGCATAATGCTCCTGCAAGTTTTAAAAACGAATGGGTTGATTATATAGAAAGTCAATTTGATTACAGAGAACAAGGTTATTGGTTTATGAATAATGGAAAACCTACATATATAACTGGATCTCATTGGATGTATATTCAACATACAAAAATTGATGTTGGTCTTCCAGATTTTAGAGAAGCGAATAGAATTTTTTATATTCATTGGGAGGCTTGTAAGGCAGATAAAAGAAGTTTTGGAAATAGTTATTTAAAAATAAGACGTTCTGGATTTTCTTATATGGGTTCTGAAGAGTGTGCTAATATAGCCACCATTACAAAAGACGCAAGGATAGGTATATTATCTAAAACTGGTTCTGATGCAAAAAAAATGTTTACCGACAAAGTTGTTCCAATAGCAAATAATTATCCTTTCTTTTTTAAACCTATTCAGGATGGTATGGATAAACCAAAAACTGAATTAGCTTTTAGAGTTCCAGCTTCTAAAATTACTAAAAAAAATATGTATGAAGAAGATGTTGATTTAATTGAAGGATTAGATACCACTATTGACTGGAAAAATACTGGAGACAACAGTTATGATGGTGAAAAATTACAATTATTAGTTCATGATGAAAGTGGTAAATGGGAGCGACCAGACAATATATTAAATAACTGGCGAGTTACAAAAACGTGTTTACGTTTAGGTAGTAAGGTTATTGGAAAATGCATGATGGGTTCAACATCAAATGCGTTAGACAAAGGAGGGGCTAATTTTAAAAAATTATATTACGATTCTGATTGTGCTAATCGTAATTCAAATGGTCAAACTAAAAGTGGCTTATATAATTTATTTATTCCTATGGAATGGAATATGGAAGGATTTATTGATATACATGGAATGCCTGTTTTTCATAATCCACCAAAACCAGTGCTTGGAATAGATCGTGAAATGATTACTCAAGGAGCAATTAATTATTGGCAAAATGAAGTAGACTCATTAGCAAGTGATCCAGATGCTTTAAATGAATTTTACAGACAGTTTCCAAGGACAGAATCTCATGCGTTTAGAGATGAAAGCAAGCAATCAATATTTAATCTTACAAAAATATATCAACAAATAGATTATAATGATTCTTTAATTACTGATAGGTATGTAACGCAAGGATCTTTTTCGTGGGAAAACGGAATTAAAGATAGTAGAGTAATTTGGACGCCTAATAAAAGAGGTAGATTTTTTGTAACTTGGTTTCCTGAAAAGGCATTACGAAATAATGTTGTAATAAAGAACGGAAAAAAGTATCCAGGTAATGAACACGTTGGAACTTTTGGATGTGATTCTTATGATATTTCAGGTGTTGTTGTCGGTAAAGGATCTAACGGTTCTTTGCATGGTTTAACAAAGTTTAACATGGCAAATGCGCCAAGTAATGAATTTTTTTTAGAATACATAGCTCGTCCCCAAACAGCTGAGTTGTTTTTTGAGGATGTTTTAATGGCGATGGTGTTTTATGGAATGCCTATTTTATGTGAGAATAATAAGCCCAGGCTTTTATATCATTTAAAAAATAGAGGGTACAGAGGGTTTAGTGTAAATAGACCTGATAAACATTATAATAAATTATCAAAAACAGAAAAAGAGTTAGGTGGTATACCAAATTCAAGTGAAGATGTAAAGCAATCACACGCTTCTGCTATTGAATCGTACATAGAAAAACACGTTGGATTAGATATGGAGGGATCATATAGAGATAGAGATGATATGGGAATTATGCATTTTCACAGAACATTAGAAGACTGGGCAAAATTTGATATTAGCAATAGAACAAAGTTTGATGCTTCAATTAGTTCAGGATTAGCAATTATGGCTAACCAGAAACACCTCTATACTCCGACTAAAGAAAAATCAAAAATAACCATTAACTTTGCAAGATACAATAACACATCCTCTGTGAGTAAATTACTTAAATAAATGAAAGACGTAAAAATACAAGTTAACTCCGCAGCATTTCCAGATCAATTTGCTTCTGACTCAGTTAAGGATACAATGGAGTTTGGCCTTCAAGTAGGTCAATCCATACAATATGAATGGTTTAGAAGAGATGGAGGGTCTTGTAGGTTTTATAATCAATGGGCTGATTTTAATCGTTTACGATTATATGCTCGTGGTGAGCAGTCAATTGCAAAGTATAAAAATGAAATTTCTGTTGATGGTGATTTAAGTCATTTAAATTTAGACTGGACTCCAGTTCCAATTATACCAAAGTTTGTGGATATAGTTGTTAATGGAATGTCTGATAGATTATTTAAAATTAAAACATACGCACAAGATGTAATGTCTGCTGAAAAACGAAATGTATTTCAAGATATGATTCAGGCAGATATGGTTGCAGCTCCTTTATTGCAGCAATTAGAAAAAGATTTCGGAATACCTGTTTTCAGTGTAGCCGAAGAAGAACTTCCAGGGAATGATGAAGAGATGGAGTTGTATATGCAGATGAAATATAAGCCAGCAATTGAAATAGCAGAAGAAGTTGCTATCAATACTTTGTTGGATAGTAATCATTATCCTGATATAAATAAAAGAGTTAACTACGATCAGATGGTTTTAGGTATTGGTATGTGTAAACATACTTTTTTACCTGGCGCTGGTGTTCAAGTGGATTATGTAGATCCAGCAAATGTAGTTTATAGTTATACTGAAGATCCATTTTTTAAAGACAATTTTTATTGGGGAGAAATTAAAACTGTTCCTATAGGGGAACTTATTAAAATTGATCCTGATTTATCATTGGCTGATTTACAAGAAATTTCTAAGTATAGTCAAGATTGGGCGCAATATTACGATGGAGCAGCTGCTTATAATAATAGTATGTTTAGTAGAGATACAGCTACATTATTATATTTTAATTACAAATCTACACATTCTTTTGTATATAAAAAGAAAGAAATGCCTGATGGCAGTTTTAAAACTGTACAAAAAACTGATGAGTTTAATCCTCCTAATGAAATGATGGATGAGGGTAAATTTGAAAGAGTAGAAAAAAGAATAGATGTATGGTATGATGGTGTAATGGTTATGGGTACTAACATAATGTTGCAATGGAGATTAAGTGAAAATATGGTTCGTCCAAAATCAGCTAATCAATATGCAAGACCTAATTATATTGCTTGCGCTCCAAGAATGTACAAAGGAGCTGTTGAATCTTTAGTTCGTAGAATGATTCCGTTTGCGGATTTAATTCAAATGACGCACTTAAAGATTCAACAAGTTGTTTCTCGTGTAGTTCCAGATGGTGTTTTTATTGATGCTGATGGATTAAATGAGGTAGACTTAGGTACTGGCGCTGCATACAATCCAGAAGATGCTTTACGATTATACTTTCAAACAGGTAGTGTTATCGGTAGAAGCTATACTCAAGATGGAGAATATAACAATGCAAAAGTTCCAATTACTCAATTAACTGCTAATAGTGGTGCAAGTAAAATGCAAATGCTAATTGGAAATTATAATCATTATTTAGATATGATTAGATCTGTAACAGGATTAAATGAAGCAAGAGATGGAAGTATGCCTGATTCTAATTCATTAGTTGGTATAAATAAATTAGCAGCTTTAAATTCAAATACAGCAACAAGACATATTTTACAAGCAAGTTTATATATGACAAGAAGTTTAGCAGAATGTTTATCTATTAGAACGTCTGATATTTTAGAATATGCAGAATTTAGAGATGAGTTTGCTATGCAAATTGGAAAATATAATCTTCAGATTATAGAAGAAATTAAAGAATTGTATTTATATGATTTTGGTATTTTTATAGAGATGTCTCCTGATGAAGAAGAAAAAGCTGTGTTAGAGCAGAATATTCAAATGGCTTTGTCTCAAGGAAATATAAATTTAGAAGATGCTATAGACATTAGAGAGATTCATAATTTAAAAATGGCTAATCAGTTATTAAAACTTAAGCGTAGACAAAAGGAAGAAAAAGAACAAGCGCAACAAGCACAACAACAAGAGATGCAATCGCAGCAACAAATGCAAGCGCAAGAAGCTGCTGCTCAACAACAAATGCAAATAACACAAGCAACTTCAGCCGCTAAAATGGAAACAATGACAGCTCAGAATCAAATGGCGATTCAGAAAATGCAAATGGAGGCTCAGTTAAAAACTAAGTTAATGGAAGTTGAATTTAACTTTCAAATGCAGTTAAAAGGAGTTGAACAATCTCAATTAGACGATAGAGAAAAAAGTAGAGAAACAAATAAATCTGATAGATTAAATAATCAATCTTCTAATCAATCAAGAATGATTGAACAAAGAAAACGTAATTTACCATCAATAAACTTTGAGTCTAATGAAGACAGTTTAGATGGATTTGATTTCTCAGAATTTAACCCAAGATAATTAAATTAAATAGTATTAACTTTATAAAAATTAAATCAAATGGAATTTAAAGTAAAAGAAGTAACAAAAGAAGAAAAGTCTCGTGTTCAAGTTGAA